AACACACGACACCGGCTTCCGTGTCCGCCGTGAGGAAGATCTCGTCGAGGGCCGGCTGGGCGAGGGTGGTGGCTTGTAGGGCGAACGTGCCCGCCGTCAGGTTCCGGGCCGCCGCCCATTCGGCCCGGTTCAGGATGCGGTTGATGCGCGACCCGGCCGCTTCGCCCGCACCCTGCGGTGCCTGCTCCTCCTGGTCGAGCAACGCCAAGTGAGCGAACCCGTCCGACGCCACGACGGTCACCGTCAGCTCGTCGGGCGAGTCGACCTCGGTGAGGTAGTCGATCCACCCGGTGAACAGCCACCACTCGTCACCCGTGACGGGATTTTGGACGCCGACACGAAGTGGCAAGTTCGCCCGGTTCGGCCGCTCACCGGTGGCCGGGTCGACGTACCAGGGGGCGAGAGAAGCGTCGCGGGGCACCAGGGTCAGCGACGCTGTCGACGAGCTGGCCCGTTGCGACGGCGACGCGGTGCCCCTGATGATCTGCGAACCGGACGCCACGTCGCACTCGATGCTGCGCCAGTCCCACCACGGACCCCACCGGCCTGTCGTGTCCCACAACGCCTCATCCCAGCGGAACTCCGAACCGTGGACGGCGGGATAGCCGATCTCCACAACGGGCCCGTAGTCGGTGCCGGGCCACTTGGCGACGGACATCAGCCGACCTCGAGGTAGCGGCCGTTACGCCACACATACCGCTCAGCGGTGGAGTGCACGGACCGGCCCAGATTGCGGAACGCCCGATCCACGGCGGTGGTGTCAGCGGTGAACTTCACCTTCACCGTCGGCGCCCACGGCGGCGACCACCCCGCAGCGGTGGTGCCGGTGGCGGCGGGCATCGTGGCCGTCGGCGTCGCGCCCAGCGCCATCGGACTGGGGCCGGTGGGCGTCGAGGCGAGAGTGGTCGCCGGTTCGACGACACCACTGCCCCCACCCTGATACCGGAACCCTTTCAAGTCGGCGTAGACAGGCAACTTCGCTGGATGCCGGTCGTAGTAGCTCTGCACTGTGTTCAGGGCGCCGACATAGTCGCCGGTGATGATCTGCTGCGTCACCTTCGCCTGCACGTCCTTCGGCAGATCGTCGATCGAACCGGACAGAAGGTCGAGCTTGACCTTCGCTTCTTCGACGCCGGACAGGGCGTACCGCGTCTCGATGTCCTCCGGCATGAGGCCGAGCGTGTAGATCACGTCGTCCGCCGCCGTCTCCGACAGGCCCAGCTCCTTGATGAGACGGTCCCGCAACGTGTTCGCGATGTTCGCCGCAGACGATTTGAACTTGTCACCATCCCCGGCGGCGTCGACGTAGGCAGTGGCGAGCTGGGTGTTGATCACGCCGGCCAGGTCTTCGAGGGCGTCCTGCTGCTTCGCCCCTTTCTCCGTGGCGGTGTCCAGGTTGATGCCGCCGTCCTTCACCGCTTCGGACAGGGCTCCCCACGCTGCGGCCTCTTCCTGAACGAGATTCCCCGCCGCGAAGCGTTGCTCGTTGAACGCGCCGAACGCGTCGGACGCCGCCGTCAACGCCGCCCCACCCCAGTCGGCGGAGCGCAACACGTCGTTGTACTCGGTGGCGGCGTCGGCGGCGGCTTGGGCCGCGTCGGCGTCGGCGGCCAACTGGTCATCGAGGCCGGCGCGGGCCAGTTCGATCACTTCGGTCTGCGTCAGGCCGAGCTTCTCGGCGAGCAGGTTGATGGCGTTCGCCGTCGAGTTCGTGTCGATCGTGCCGTCCGCCATGTCCTTGAACAGGCGGTCCCACAGCTCGGTGTACTTCTTCAGGGGGGCGGACTGGGTCACCATCTCCTGGAGTGCGGCGTTCGCCGATTCCTGGTTGACGTTCAACAACTGCTGCTTCTTCGCCGCGTCGGCCGCTTCGTCGCCGTACTGCTTGACGGCCGCCTCGACGTGCTCCATCTCCTTGGTCGTGATCAGACCGGAGTCGGCGGCGTGTTGCAGTTGGGCGGCGAACTCTTCGGACACGCCGGCCCCGTTGGCGATCTCCTGGGACAGGTCGAACACGGAGATCCCCGACCGGCGCGACGCGTCGATGATGTCGACGCTGGCCTCTTTGAAGAACTTGCCGACGAGGGGCAGCGACGAGCCCATCTCGTCGACGAACGTACCGAACGTGCCCGTCACATCGTCGCCGAGGATGCGGAAGTCTTCGAGGGCGTCGCTGTTGTTGTTGATCACGTCGGCGAACCCGACCGAGTCGTCGGCCGCCGTCTTCATGGCCTCCCCGAACTCGGCGGTCCGTTTCGCTGACTCTTCCGCCCGTTTCTTCATGTTCGCCATGGCACTCGTCGCGGTCGCCACGCCGATCGACAGCAGAGCGATCGGCCCGACCATCGCCCCGAAGTTCTTCAAGATGCTGCCGAACCCCTCACCGGAGGCGCGGGCGTCGGCCATGTACTCGCCCATCTGACCGATCGCCACGCCCGCCGAACCGGCCACCCCGCCCAGCACGCCAAGGTCCTGGGTGGCGTTGCCGACCATGTTCGCCAGCACCGACCTCGAGCTGTCGGCGGAGCGGCCCATGTCGTCCAGGTCGCGGGTCGCGCCACCCTTCCCCGCGGTGCGGCCGAGCTGCTCGATCTGATCCTGGGCCTGCTTGATCCCGGTCGTGATGACCTTGATGTCGACCGGGTCCTCAGCCTGCTGAAGCTGCTTGTTAAGGGCCTTGAGTTCGGCTTCGGCCCCTTCCGTCTTCGCCTGGACGAGCAACGTCAACGCGTCGTCCGTCAGTTCGTCGGCCAGGTCGGCGATGTTCTTCAGGTCCCGTTCGGCCTGCTTCGCGTTCGCTTCGATCCTGATCCGCAGCCGTTCGTCAGCCACCGCTCACCGCCTCGTGCAACGCGTCGGCGAAGATCTTCAGCACGAGTGGCTTGGAGCGGCGCCGCACCTTCTGCCACGTCCCCTTCGGACTGGTACCGGGGTGGAACACAGGCCCCGTCCGCCACGCCGACCCGTACTTCGTGCGACCCGGCGCACCCGGCTGACGCAACCGGCGGTTCACCGACCCCCGCTTCCCGGTTCGACGATTGAAGGCGGTCGGGTTGTAGTTCCCGCCGCCCCTGGATCGGCCGAACCCGATGACGTGCGGGGCAGCGCCGAACGACAGGATCGACCACAGGCCGGGCGGGACGGCTTGGATGATCACTTCGGCTTGGGCCTTCTCGAAGTCGAGGTCGTCGCGGGCGAACAGCTTCGCCCGGCGACCGAACCCGCTGAGTCGCTGGTCGTGGCCGACCGCTTTCGCCGCTTCGATGTCGGCGACCTTCTTGACCGCCTTGGCGGCGGCGATCATCGCGACCCGGGGAACGTCTCCGACCTCGAGGGCGACACGGTCCAGGGCCACAAGATCAGACCGCCGAATCTGCCATCTCGGCTTCGGGTTCGGATTGCGCCGCCGTCGCGGACACGCTGAACGCGCCACCCGGGGTGGGGCCGAACGCGACGATCGGTTTGTCGATGCACCGGAACGACACGTCACTGATGAGCGGCGTGGCGGGCGCCCCGCCAATGGCGGCAGCGCCGATGTAGACGTGGGCCAGGAACTTGGGGATGGCGTCCGTCGCCCCTGTCGACACGTACACCCAGCCTTCGACGCCGTCCTCCTCGAACAGGAACTGCAACAGGCCCGCCGTGGTGTTGGCGTCCTGCACGAGGGACAGGTCGAGAGCCCATTCCGACGCCGCGGGTAGGGGGATGGTCTGCGCCGGCTGGCAGAACGTTCCCGGCAGATCAGACGTGTCCGACCCGGCCGTGGGGGTGAGGGTGGCCGACGTGATCTGGCAGGTGAAGTCGTCGTACCCGGTGATGACCTCGGTGGCCAGGGCGGCGGCGTCGGCGACCGTCGGGTCGGTCGTCGTGAACCCGACCATCGACCCGGGTCGGGCGATCATCCACACGTTCGTAGGCATGAGCAGTGTCCTTTAGGTGCAGTAGGTGACCGTGGCGACGACGGTCAGGGTGTGGGAGGGCTGTTCGTGGCCGCCGACGATCACCGTTCCCGGCTCGACCGCGTCGACGGAGATGCCCAACTGCTGGGCGTGCTCGAGGTCTTCGATGACGGCCCACGCCACGTCGTCGAGCTCGGTGTGAACCTCGTCGAAGTCGTAGGCCCGCCCGACGACGACGACCGGGTACTCCAACGACCACATGCCGGACATGGATGTGGTGCGGGTCATGGTGGGCGGGCCGACGACTGCGCACGGCAGATGGGCGACATCGTCGGGTGGGGTGCCGTAGGCGGGGACGGTGGTGATCGCGGCGGCGATCGCCAGACGCACCTGAGAGATGGGTGCTCTCGTCCCCGCCATCGGCATGGTCATGCGACGCCGGCTTTGGTCATGTCGATGTAGGGGCGCAGCTTCCGGCGGATGTCGGGATCGAGGGCGGTGACGCGTACGACGCCGAACTCGGAGAACCCGGCAACCCCTTCAGGTGAGCGGCGCCGTTGGTACCACCGGTTGGCCTGATCGACGATCGCCCCCTGCACTTCGTCCTCGGTCAGGTACTGCGGGTACACCACGAACGCGACCGAGCTGGCCGCCTGGTCGAGAGCCATGCGGAGGTTGTCGTCGTCGGCGGCGCCGACAGCGCCGACCCAGCGTTTGAAGGTCGCCAGGTCGGCGGTGACGGCCACCGTCGTCAGCTCCCGAGAATCCCGGCTCGGGCCTTGCCCTGAGCTTCGGCGGCGAGGACCTGGTCACGCTGGTCGGGGTGCTTCTCCAGCCACGTGTTGACCTGCTCCACGGTGTACTCGCCCGGGTCGTACGCCCCGCCTTCGCCGCCTTCGGGGGGCGGGTCGATCGTGCCGCTGTCCAGCTCCGTCCAGATCGGGTCGAGGCCGACCGCTTCCCGGTTCGGGTCGTCGAACATGCTCATGGCGTCTTCGTGATCTTCACGACACCGGTCGGTTCGATGACGACACAGTCGAAATCGCCGGCATATCCGACCTGGACACCCCACACGGAGGGTTCGACGACTTGCAGGGCGCCGTAGCGGTACTCGAACGCCTTCACCGCGGCGGTCGAGTAGACGAGCACCTGACCGGCGTCGAGAGCGGCCGACATGATCGACCTGATCCCGCCGATGTTGCCCACGTCGCCCGTCCCGAGCCCCGCCGCGGAGAACCCGATGCCGTACCCGTTCTGCGGGTTGACGGGCGGGAACACGGGGCCGATGAGTCCGAGCATGTCGGGCGACATGGCGATGACCGTCGTGCCCTGACCTTTCGTCGCCGCGAACACGGACCCTGCCGCGGTGTACACGGCTGCCGCGATCTGGGCGGCCGTGTTCACCCCGGTCGGCAGGATCGGACCGGTCGTCCCGCCCGCCCACATGACGTCGGCGGCTTCCTCCTCCGTTTCGATGGCGTACTGCCCGGCCAGGTCGTTGATGATCATGTCCATGATCGCCGGCGAGCTGCGGTTGATGTCCTGTTTCGACACGTTGACGTACCCGCCGAACGTGTCCGCCCCGAGCGCCGTCTTCGTGATCGTCATTTTGCGACTGGCGAGTTCCGTCTTCTCTCCGGCCTGCTTGGCGACCGACGTGTGTTGCGTCACCCGGGCGTAGGACCACGAACCGGAACCGAGATCGACTGGGCCGAGCGAGTTGACGAGCGGGCGGGACTCGTCGACGAAATTGACGACCGGCTGCACGATGGACTCGGGCAGCAGACCCGGGTTGTCGGCCGTGGTCTGATGGGCGGCGACACGGTGGAACACCTCGAGCCGGTTCCGGGAGTCCTCGTCGCCCAACTGGGCGAAGTACATCTCGGCGATGTACGCCCCGGCGGTGCGGTACTCGACCGGCTGACGGGTCTCGGTGCTGCGGTAGGCGCCGACCTGCTTCGCGATCTCCGCCGTCCGCTGCCGCGACTCCGCCGTGATCCGGGCCGACTCTTTGAGCGGGTCCAACTGGTCGGCGAGTTCGCCCATCCGCTTGCGGGCCTTCGCGATCAGTTCCATGTCCTTCTGGTCGAGGTCGCGGCCGGCGTCCTCGGCGGAACTGACGAGCGAGTCGATGAGCTGTTGGCGTTCCTCCATCTCCGAGGAGAGGCGGACGATCATTGCGTCGGTAGCAGACATAGCGGTGAGGGCTCCTGGTACGTGAAGGGTTGAAGTTCACGTAGGGCTCGTCACCCGCAACAGCCGGCCTGCCCTGCAGTCATCAACGGCTGGTAGCGATTCGCTCTACTCGACTGTCGTACCCGCCATCGTAGACGCCGGGTGCGACATGAATGGTGGACGGTGCCCTAGGAACCGTCCAGGGCGGCCCAGCGGGCCTCCAGACGCCACCGGCGTATCTGATCCAGGTTCGGGGTGGGAACACGCTCCCGAGGCTCCTGGGCCGTTTCAGGGGGAGCGGCACGGACGGCGAGCACACGGGCGTCTTCGTAGGCCGGGTCGGGAGTCATGGCGATGTGCCCGAGCCACAGCTTCGTCAGGCGGCGCAGCTCGCGGCCCTGCTCCCACGTCTCGCCGCCGGCCATCACACAGAACCCGGCCGACGCGTCCAGGATGTCGTCGGCGGCCAACGCCAACGTCTCGTCGCCGAGCGGGGTCTGCGCGATGCGGATCTCCGCCACCAGGCCCTCTTCGCGTGACGGGTGCAGCGCGGTGGCGCGACCCACGGTGCGTGTGACGTCATGGTCACGGTTTACCCGCACCCGGTTCGGGCGGCGGTCGATGCCGTCGAACGCGCCGCGGGTGACGACTTCGCGCACGACCCGACCCCGGTGGATGACCGTGGCCTCCGATTCGTAGGGCATGACGATGAGGTCGATGGTGCGCTGCTCCCAGCTCACGCCGATCTGGGTGGCGGTGCGGTATTCGAGTTCGCCGTTCATAGGAGCACTCCTGGGGCGCCGAGCCGTTCGGCTGTCTGGATCTGGTCGACCGTGAGGACCGGGCGGCCCAGGTCGTCGCGGATGCGGTTCAGGATCTCGTACACCTGGGCGCGGACGAGCGGGTCGGCCTGCACGTAGCTGTCGCGGTTCAGCTCGAGGCGGGTGCCGCGGGGTGTGAGCCAGGCGGACAGGGCGGCGGTCACGGTCGCCGCTTTCGGCCGGAGACTGGCCCGCCAGTGGTAGTCGAACAGGGCGTTCACGTTCGAGTAGGTCATGCTGTCACCCCCGGAGGGCAGGCCCATCAGGAACGGCGGCACGCCGAGCAGGATGGCGATGCGCGACTCGTTGAACTGCCACAGCTCGATGAGCGCCATGTCCTTCGGCGACAACTGCAGGGCTTCGAACGTGATCCCGCCGCTGAGCACGGCGGGCAGGCCCATCTTGGAGAGGCGGGCCGTCACCCAGGCGTCCTGCAGATCGGTCGCCTGCTCCGCCGTCAGCTCGTCCGGGTGGGTGAGGACGGCGTTCGGGATGGCACCCGTCTCGGCCAAATTGGTGGCGTACTGCGTCAACACACGCCCCGCCACGAGGCGGGCACGCCCCGCCTCGAGGGGGCCGTGGCCGTGGGCGTCACCCACCGCCGAGCGGTACCGGATGTGCAGGATGTCCGCCGTGACGTCGACCTGGCCGACCTGGTAGCGGCGGGTGCCGTCACCGGCGATGTCGGCCTCCACCGTCCACGGGGGCACCACATGGAACCGGGCCGGCCAACCGTCCCCGTAGCGGGCCGTGGCCAACACGAAGGCTTCACCCATCTGGTAGTCCCAGAAGAGCTGCTTCGCGAACTCCTCCCACGACGTGTAGAGGTCGGGGTTCT